TTCTTGAGATGCCCACAGTTCATTTTCATATAGTTCAAAGAATTTTGTTGGATTTATAGATCCGATTTGGAACCATTTATTTATCATTTTCATGAAAAGATAATTAGTTCCTGTTCCTTTTTCAGTGAAGTTGACTTCTTCTTCGGAGAAATCAAATCTCTTTTCTTTGCCTTCTGAAATTACGGCAATCTCTGAAATATCCGCAAAGGATACCTTTTTCTTGGGCTTTTCGGGGATAACAGATGGATTAGATAAACTCGTTGGACTTGATGACTCTTCGTCCGAGCTCATTAAGAAGATGGGATCCATTCTATAAGAGAAGAATGTAAAGTATTTTCCTTTAATTAAGAAAAGTAAGAATAAGAATATCAAATTTTTTCTTTTCAAAAGATGGTTACCACATATGTCCTTTATCACTTTGAATATTGATTGTATAATTATTATTGAATACATTTTTTTTGTTAGTATAATCAATCTTATTACCTAGATAAGTATGATTAATATTAATATTTAATAATTCACATATTAATATCAGAAATGGATCGCAGATAGAGCAATCATATCCTTGATTCACTTGTGAAGATTGATAATTTTGAATATGTTCATAATTTTCTTTGCATTGTTGTTTAGTTAAGAGTTGGCTATTCCATAAAACATTTTCGGTAATTCTATTCTGTTTTTTTAATAAATCAGCAAATTCTTTAGGACCGGGTTTCCCCGAATAATTTAATTTATTAAAATCATCGATTTTAATTTTATTTAAAATGGCATCCCAAAAACATGACATTATATTTAAATTTGATTTTTTAATCAGTTATTTAAAATAATAACTTCTACCTTATAATATAGAATGGATATTTTTACAACAAATTATAGAGAATTACCTCATCAAAATATAAAAGAATATATGAAAAGAGCATTATCTTCTTCTAATTGTGAATTGGAATGGATATATGGATCTCATCCACGGAAAACATTATCAAAGATTGAATTTTTAAGAGTTTTAAATAAATTAAGACAAGATTATAAAAATAATAATACTTCCAATACTTTAGATATACGATTACAATATGTAAAATTAGCAAAATCAGGTTTATCAAATATAAGATGTTCTATTGAAGGAGTGAATAATATCAAAAGATATTGTCGGACAAATTCTATAATTGATATACCAAATGTATCTTTTATAAAGAAATCGTTTTATAAAGATGAAAAATTTCCATCCTTAGAATTTAATATAATTAAGAATACTGATTATGATTTTAGAATCAATCTTAAAAATGAAATTGAATTGGATGATTCAAATGAAGATGTAATTTCTATGAAAGATAATCTTAAAGATGGTTTAAAATATTATCGTTATAAGAAACGATTTTCATTTTTAACATCAGATAATTTATATAGAATTGATCTTACAGCGGTTAAGAGTAATACTTACAATCCTAAAAAGAAAACATACAATTTATATAAAAATTTAGTTTCATCCAATATTTTAAATGGAAAAGAAATTTATGAATTAGAGATAGAATATATTGGATATCAAACAATCAATGGGAAAATACCTATTGAAGTATTTTATGAAAGAATTAAAACAAAAGATGAAATTGATAAAGATGATTATCAAGCTCAATTATGTTTATCTGAATATCATCCTGAACCATCCCTTTTACCAGAAACCGAAAATTATGATGATGATTTCAGTGGTGATTATTATCCTGATAGTCCCGTTCCAGAATCCTTTGAACCTCAAGATATAGATTGGACACAAGATAGTAATGATAATGAAAGTAATGTTGAATATACATTTGAGAAAAAGGAAAAAAAAACGTATCAAATTTCACCATGGACGAAAGCTTCTTCATTAAGAGGTGATCCATTAGATTTAATCAATATGGTATATTGGCATAATCGTGGCGGATGGTTATTTTGGGGAATAACAAATTATAACAAACGAATTTTATTTGATGGTGTTGAGATTAATTTTACAGATACTTATGAAAATGCTCCCAATGAAAATTATGTAAAATATATAGTTCAACCAGCATTTACAGAAGAAGAAATACAAGGATTAAGAGATAGAGGTGAAAAAAATGAATTTAATTCATTTTATCAAAAATATGATGAATCTTTTGATAATCAATTTAATGTTCCTTTTAGTATGATTTATGGATTAGATGAAAAAACTGGATCACAAGAATTAAAAGGAGGCGGGGGGAAACCTAGTTGGGCTCCTAAATCTGATTTAGGGAAGAATCAATATTTAGTTGAAATAGTTTTATTGAAACTAAATGAAATAATTAATGAATTATTAAAAATAATTCATCAAACTAATTTATTGATCTCAAAAAGGAAACATACTATGATAATAGATCAATATAAATCATTGACAGAACAAAATAGTGAATATCCTAAATTTATGGGACCACAACCTGTATCAATGAGTTTGAATGAATTAAATACTGATAATCCTTATTCAATTTTACAAGGATATGTTGTAACTGAAAAAGCAGATGGTATTCGTGCTGAATTATTTATTGATAGTGATAGAACTGGTTATTTAATAACTCAAAAAATGGAAATAATTCATACAGGATTAAAATTTACAGGTTTAGAAGCAAATGATATGATGGGTCGTTGGATATTAGATGGTGAATATATTACAACAAATAGAGATGGGGAACCTATAAGATTATTTATGATTTTTGATATTTATTATGCTGATAATGGGAAATATTCTTCTCATCCTTATACGATGCCATGGGTAAGTAAAGATAAAAGTGAATGTCGTTCTTCTATTTTACATGATTTCAAGACAAAGATTAAAATGGAACCTGTTGAAATTACTGATATTAAACATGGTATTTTATCTTTGAATTGGTCGAATGATAAAGATGAAGTTGATATAAAAGATACAATACGAATAGGATTTAAGCAATATTATGAAGGTCCGAAAACATTAAAGAAGAATAAAAAAGATCCTTCTAAATATACAAATATAGGTGGTATTGGTAAAGTTAGTAAAAAAATTTTAGATATAGATGAAAAGAAGCAGGGATATGAATATTCTATTGATGGATTAATTTATTTGCCGATGTATTTATCGGTTGGATCAAATAGTGAAGAATTAGTAAAAAATAATATAAATGGGACATGGTATCAGAATTATAAATGGAAACCACCGGAAGAAAATACTATTGATTTTAGAATTCGTTTTGTAAACGAAGAAATAAAAGGAAAAAATGTTCATAAAATTACATCATTTACGAAAAATAAAAAAACAATTCGTTGCAAACAAGTTCATTTGTATGTTGGATATGATATTCGTAAAGATAATGTAAGTGATTTTACATGGAGAGTCTTAGGGAAAGATAATACTAAAATCAATGAAATATTATTTAATCCACCCTCTGAAGATGAACCAATTCATATTTGTAATTTACCAATGAATAATAATAAATTAGTATGTCTCAAAGATAAATCTGAAGTACTTGATGGTATTATTTATGAAATGAGATATGTTCCTGAAAATCCATTTGGATATCAATGGGTACCATTAAGAGCAAGAGAAGATAAAACAAGACCAAATGATAGTCATACAGCTAATAATGTATGGTCTACATTATTATCGCCAGTTACAAATGAATTAATTCGTGGTAAGGGAGATATTGAAAGTATACAATTACCATCTGAAGAAGAAGAATTGAAAGAATATGCTTATTATATGGATCATTCAGAAGATAATGAAACAGATATAATTCTTCGTAAATTTCATAATTATATCAAAGATAAATTAATTAATTCTGTTACATCTCAAGGTAATAAATCAATAACAATTTTAGATACTTCTATTGGAAGAGGTGGAGATATAAGTAAATATTTAAGATCAAAGAATTCAATATCATTCTTATTAGGATTAGATATATCTCCTGATGTAAATAAGGCGGCAAAACGATTTTATTTAGAACATATGAAAAAACCTAAAGCGATGTTTATCCAATATGATACTAGTTTATCTATTAAAGATGGTAACGGTTGTGTAGGTGATAATATTGATAGAAATAAATTATTAATTGATATTTTATATGATAGACAAAAGAAATTACCCAAAGAATTAAGATCTTTAGTTCCTAAATACAAGGGATTAGGAGTTAAAGGATTTGATATTATAAGTAGTCAATTTACAATTCATTATTATTTCAAAGATGAATTATCATTGAGAGGATATATACAAAATTTAAGTGATAATCTTAAAAAAGGAGGGTACTTCATAGGAACATGTTATGATGGAATGAAAGTATTTCAAAGATTATCAAGTGAAAAAGATGGTCATTTAGAGATGATAGATGAATTTGGAAATAAGATATATTCAATTACTCAGAAATATGATCTTGAATCTTTTGAGTATCAAAAGGATAATATTGAAAAATTATTTGGTCAAGAAATAGATGTTTATATGAGTAGTATTGGTCAAACAATTACAGAATATTTAGTGAATTTTGAATTATTCATTGATATTATGAAAGAATATGATTTAGTACCTGTAAAATTAAAAATATCAAAGAAAGAATTCTCAGGTATATTTGATAATGATTCAATGTCATATCAAGATGGATTTGGTGGATTTGAATTAATTATTAATGAATTAGAAAAATTATATTCTAAAGATTTATCATTAAAGAATTATTATCCTGAAGCTTTTGGATTATTAAAAGAAAAGAATAAATTATTAAGGGATTTGAGTTCATTAAATAATTGGTTTATCTTTCAAAAGAAATAAATTATTCTCTTTCTCTTAACCATAAATTAAATGCCCATTTTTCACCTTGAATAACTGGTAATCCAGCATGTCTTGTTCCCGGATGTAATGAACCATCATCTTTTAAATTATAGAAAACAACCATTCTACCTTTTTTAGCTTGAATTTCAATAGGAGAATCATAATCAGGTAAAGAATTAAATCCTGTTCCACCTCCTTCTTCAACATCACTAAGATAAACTAAAACTGTTTTAATTCGGTTTCCTCTTTGACCACAATATTTTTTATATTTTTCAGTTTCATTTTTATCATATGCATCATAATGATAATCATAATGTTCATTGACATTGTATTGAATAACTTGAAAACTTTCAAAATGTTTATAATTACATTTTAATTGGTTCGCGATTTTCTTACAAATTTGTAACGATTCAGGATATTTATCATGCTCCATCCAATAAGATGAATTAGTTCTCCCCTTATAAGAACCTGTTTTAAATTGTTCTTTATCTTTATTAAGATAAGAAACTCCAGCTAATTTAAGATTATTTTTTGATTTTTCGATAATAAAATCACATTCTTCATCAGTTAAGAAATTATCAATATAATACACATAGGGATCATTAGAGATAGTATTCATTTTTTTTATTTATTGAGATATATTTTTTTAAATCTTTTTAAATTTAAAAAGAAGTTATGATAATAGATTATGAATTTTGTCTTAGAGAATGAATTATCAGGGGAATTAGTAGAAATTAATAAGAATATATTTTTAGAATTATCACAGGAATTAAATAGAGTGAAATCATTAATTGATGAATATCCAAAAGAATGGGATATTGTAAAAAAGAAAATTCATGAATATGAATATATATATACATCTTCATTTTATAAGAAAAATATAAGTCGTATCTCACCTATTAGTCGTTCTTATTTTAAATTTAGGGAACTGTATGAAGATTATAATTTATTAGATGAAACATGTGATAAATACAAAATAGTATGTTTAGCTGAAGCACCGGGTGGATTTATTCAATCAATACTTCATACTGTATCTGAAAATAAATTAGATAATATTCATGGGATAACATTATTATCAGATGATAAAAAGATTCCTATGTGGAATCGTTCGTTAAGACATAAAGAAAAAGTAAACTTTCAGGCGGGTATAAAAGAGAATGGTGATTTATATGATTTTGAAAATGTATTATCATTTATAAAGGATATCGGTAAAAATTCTGTTCATTTAATTACAGGAGACGGTGGATTTGATTATTCAAAAGATTATTCGAAACAAGAAGAAAATTCATTACGTTTAATTTATTCAGAAATATTTATGGCGCTTAATTTGCAGATAAAAGGAGGATCATTTATTTGTAAATTATTTGATCTTTTTCAAGATCAAACAATTCATTTAATTTATGTATTAAGAAAAAGTTATGATAAAATAATCTTACATAAACCGTGTGTAAGTCGTTTATCAAATTCTGAAAAATATATAGTATGTATTGGATACAAAGGATACAATCAAAACTTAATCAATCATTTATGTCATCATTTTAATGATCTTAAACTAAATATTCTAGTAAACCAATCATTTTTGAATAATATTATTCAATTTAATGAAATGTATTGTAAAATCCAAATTGAACATATATACAATGGAATTCAACAAATTAAAGGGAATGATTTAGAAGATAAACCATCAAGAAAACAAATTGATTTTGCTATTCAATGGTGTAAAAAATATAATATCCCTGTAAATTTTAATTGCTTTTATATTTGACAATCGCCTACACTTGTTTCTAATGGTGAAGACCATGTTTCATTTATTTTTTTAGAAGCACTGATTCCATTATAAAACATACCACCATTCATAACACGATCATTAACATCATCTCTATTATTTTTATCTTTATAGATTCCTACATTATTTAGAGCATAACAACTTTTTGGATCGGTAATTAATTTAGGAGGTATAATTTGTAAACGTGTATTATCCATACAGAAATTATCTCCATTTTTATTGGTATAACAGCTATCAGATGGTAATGATTCTGTATTAGCGGATGTTGTATCATTGTATTGATTATTTTTATCAAAGAATGCTCCTATATTAGTAATTTCATCTTTTAATTCAGCATTGTAGAATTTTGGATGATCGGATACATTTACATCAGACCATGCTGATTCTGATTCATCATTATTGTTATTAAAAGATCTTAATTCTTCAGTGCCTGCTGGATTCTGACCTAATCTATCTTTTCTATAATATTCAGGTAAATACATTCTTTTTGTTCCCATTGTTTCTGGTGTTTGAACTGTTCTTGTAATTCTAAGATCTTTATCACCTGATGGTAAGATTTCATTTTCGTTGTTAAAAGGGGTTGGTAATTTACCTTTACTTAATTGTTTAAATGTTCTGCTGATTTGTGGGTAAGGATAATCTTGAACATATTTTGTTTTATCAACATAGGATAAATTTTGAATTTCATCTTGTGTAGGTTGATAATTATCACCAGGTTTTAGATAAAAGAGAATCGCAATAACAAGAATAGCAATTAGAATTAAATGATTCATTATTGATATTATAGAATATATAAATATTAAAAAAATAAGATAATAATTAGCCAAATGTATTTTCTGAAGCATATTTAATATATAAAAATCCATCTTTATCGGCATGTTTTTCATAAATTTCTGAAATAGATACATTACTTGA